ATCAATAGTCCATTGTAAAGACTTTGCTACACTTGTAACATGCCGCCTTAAATATTTGGGGTCTTGGTAAACGGGGGTAAGATCACCATATGACAGCAAAAAGTGTTCAATAAGCTGATCTTTTGACAAACCTTTAACATATATATCGTTAAAGATATTATTATCATAGTCATACAGAGTCGCTATTGGAATTATAGTTCTCACTTTGTTCACCTCCTCTGATATTAGAATAGCGCAAACGTGCTCGAATGTCAAGGTTATAATGTGCGTTAACTTTTTCTAAACATTCGTTAATAGTTTCAACCCATAACTCACATTTTGACATAACTGCATTTTTGGTTTCTTCCACTTCATCTGTTATCATACGCTCTTTTTTGTCAGGAGCGGTATAAATTCCAATTTCCATATCAAAAGCATGTTTGAGATTTTCAACACTTTCCAACGCTGCCTTAACAACATTGTAACATTTATCGATGTCATTATTAAAATATTCATAGAGTGGGCGCCCCGTTTCCTTATCAAAAAGTGATTGATTTATTACAACAGCTAACTTACCACTCATAATATCGTCAAACGCTGACTTAAAAGTCTCGCTTGCGCTTTTGTTACGTGCCGTAAAAATAAAACCAAACTTTGCAAGTGCACTAGCAACGTCACAGTTTGAGAGCGTTAACGCTACACGCTGGGCATATGAATTTATCAAGTCACCAATGCCGCACCAGTCAGGAGTTAACCGCACAATCTCGCAACCGTCCCCTATAACCAAATCGCCATTAAAACTTGCGTCAAAAGCTGGGTTAGCAACTACATAGTTAGTTGGTTGATACTGCACGTCAAACCCATAAGGGTTTCCGTGTTGTGGAATAACACCGAAACGAGCTGTGTTCATAACACAAAAGTTTCCTTTTAAAAACAAAAGAGGATAGATATAATTTTTCGCCCAGTTTGACGGCATACCCTCGAAAATGATAAGACTTTCGGCACGTTGCAAAAAGTAGCGAAAATATGTTGAGTAGTCCCAAGTATTGTTAATATGGATCATGTTTGGATTTTGCCTTGACTCATATTCGTTAATGATAGGACTCGATACCCCTTCGCCAACATAATATCCACTATATACAAACGGTTTCATTCTATAAACACACCCCCATTCAAAAAATCATTGATAACTGCTTTTCCGTTTTCAGTTGCAGAGCAACTTACATCTGCCCTTTCGCACTGCACAAAGCCAGATAAGTTAGACAAGCTTATCTTTTTGCATACTGGATAGCCAAAATGCTCATAATCACGGTTGGGCTGATTTGCAAAAATAGCACGTAAAGCAATAACGTTACTTCCAACCATTGTACCACCACTGCCGCCGCTTGTTTCAACAGTGGGTGCGACGCTAGAAATTCCCGACTCAATTGCAGAGATGCCACCTAAAATATTATGTGTCGCAAAAGAAAAAGCGGCATTGATTGCACTTGATACAGTTCCAATGACATTTGTAGAGCGTGACGAATAACTTACAGGAGCGCCACAGTTTCCAGTAGCAGTGAAAAGTAGTACATTTCCGGCGGTAACTGTAACGAAAATAGCTCCGTTTATGTCAACAGAATATTTTATTGATAGGGAATCGATATTAGAAAGCTCTTTAGATGACAGGCGCATGGTTCCAATAAACGGCAAAGTTAGAACATATTGTGTAAACGGTTCAAAGAGCATGTATTTATTTGTATCGCTTTCGCTGTGATGCGGCACAGCTAAAGAAATGCTATGTGTAAACACTTCACCCGTGCCAACGTCTCTACCACTGTAACTAGTGGGAACATACCCGAGTACAATTTGCGTCGGTGTTCCGTCTGTAACATCAAACGGAACCCATATTGCACTTTGTAAATAGTCTTGTGGTCGAACAATTTCTTTTTGCACATCGGCCGGTGTTTCGACTATTGTGTTTAAACCGTTTAAATAATCAGGCGAATACAAATATTTGGTGACAGCTTTAAACGTTGCAGGATGTAAAGACAAAAAAGAATTATCGCCGTTACCGATAATACAGCACAAAATGGAGCCTGTTGTTGACGTTGGTAAAGTTGCAGTCGATTGTGAAATAGTGGGCTGTGTAGTAGTTGGAAACATGGTATCAATCAAGTATCGGTTAAAGTTTGCAACATTTGAAGATCTTGTTACATACATAGAGTTACTTAAAATCTCATCTTTGTAGCTTGCTAAATAATCGCAAGTGCAAGAAATTTCATATGTAGATTCTACATATGTCACATCATTTACAAAGTAATATCTGCCAAAAGTTTCACAATATGCAACATTCCAATCAAACGGAGAAACTGACTGCAAAATAAATGTTGGTCTTTCTACACTTGTACCACTTTTAAGCACACACGTTGCAGTTTCGGCAAGAGTTGGAATTTTTGTACTGTTTATACGTTTGTCTGAATTTCCAAATTTAACTTCAAATGCCAATGTACACTCCTTTTCGAGAAAAGGGGCTTGAAGCCCCTTTGTTTAATCAAGTAAAATCAAAATTGCATTCTCTGTAAAGTCAACTGGAGTTTTAAATGTGTAATGATTCCAACCGTTTCGGAATCCAAACCTTGCATTTAATGGTTCGAGCGCGCTCCATTGATCGACCGGAACAATTCCTAGTGTATCAATATCCATCATAATTCCCAGAACGTTGTCAACCGTTTGATTTGATAACGTAAACTTTGTCTTTCCATCTTGTGTTACACCCTCAGCGTCTCCTTTAATTTGCATTGGATTAGATGGGTCAGTCCAGAAAGTTACCTTCTCATAATCGCCCAACTCAGCTTTCTCAGGGTGGAAAAACTCGCTGCCATTAGCCTCAAAATAATTTCCAAATTTTGAAACCAGATAAAAACGCAAGTCTGCGGCATCAGTGTGGCGGTTTACAACTTTGCCTGTAAAATCGCCATGAAATCTTGTTCCGCGAACAGCAAGATTTTCTTTGAGTGTTTTTAGCTCAGCGGACAACCAAATCATAAAAGGACGGAAATTAGCTGGATTCATGATTGTTTTGTTAGTCATTGCAAGCCCGGTCTCAGCGTTATACTTTGTTAAGGCGTGAAAAACTTGTTCTTTCTTGCACATATTTCCGCTTGTACGTGTTGGTTTACCTGCATCAGCAAGGATAATTGCGAGGTTTGCAAGTTGTGCTCGGGACCTATTTTCAAGATCAATCTCATAAACGTTCGAGAAATCAGTCATCAACATGGAGAAATACTCAGCTACTCCGGCCTCTGAATCAAATGCTGCATTGATCTGATTCTTATAGATAGTATACTTCCTTGCAAAAGTTTGTCCGCCACTTGCGATTGTAAGAAGTACATCATACTTTACGGGCTTTGTTCCTACTTTCCAGTCTTGCTTTTCCGCTTCTTTAGAAAGCTCAAGATTGATATTCCATTCATCATTGTTAACCTCAGAGTTATTTACAATAGGTGTAAACTTTCTAATATAATTACCATAGCGTTGTTCATCCCAAACCATGCCAGAAAGTTTTCGCGAATACGGTCTAATAGCATAAATTGATTTTGCGAGAACTGTTGGAATAATTTGATAAAGGTTGTCATCTTCTCTATCAAACCCCATTTTAAACGTATTTTGCATCTGCCCAAAAGTTAAATTTTGAGCAGAGGATCTGCCTGTATACTGGTTATACATTTGTGTAAGTAGTGGCGCAATTTGTGTATATGTAAGATTTGCCATTGTTTACCCCCTTTTTAGAAAAACTTACTGAAATCTGTCTTGTCGTTTGAACCGCCAAAATTAGTCTTGCCATTTGCAAGCTGCTGTGCTTTTACAAGCGCTGTTGCAAACTTGTCATAGTCAAAATCATTTGGGGCTGCTTTTGGTTCTGCCTTTGGTTCTGCCTTTGGTTCTGCCTTTGGTTCTGCTGTAACGTCAAACGCTGCAATTTCACCTTTAGTGTAGCCTGCATTTACAAGCTTTAAAATCTCATCAATTTTCATATATTTACCTCTTTTCTTTAATTTGTTGACAGCGGTAAACAGAGTTGAACTGTTTTCTTATGAATCAAAGTCATACGTGTTCCGTTACACTATACCGCATTAAAGGCGGTCTGTCTGTCGTCCCCGACTCGCACACACTGGCTAGTGTTTGGATAGTGCAACCGCCTATTTATTATATATCATTTATATTATTGTTTGTCAATTATAACTTTATAGAATATCATACCATGAAACACAGTCAAACGATGCCAAAAAATCGCACTGTGTCTCATAGTCTGAAAATGTTATGTCACCACTTATAAACATAGGTTTTAAATACTTTTTACTACTTGTTTGCCACCTTTCTAGCGAGGACGGCGAGGCATCAAAAACATCATCACAATGAGAACGCATAGGTTTAGTCACGTAAAATTTAAAGTCTGATTTATGGAGCCACACAGAAAACAGAGGTGTTTTCATATCGTGCGTGTATTCTTTTAAGTTTCGATGGCGTATGCGATCATCTTCCAAATCCATAAATTCGTTATCAAGTTCCATTTTCGCTCTGCCTTTCGGAAGATTTCTATAAAAAGCATTTTGCCTCTTTTTCTCAGAAATAGGAGACTTAAAAGGAAGTATAAGTGTTGTCTCGCACCTGTCTACTTGTGTGATTTCAGTTTTTTCTTTCACCGCTTTGTAACAGTCCGGGATAAGTCTATATCCAATTAAAATATTAGACATAATCGCGTTAGAGTTACCAAAAAACCAAGTTCTTATTTTTTCCGTTTCCGAGTCAGGCCGGTTTCTGAACAAAACTTCCATAATATTTTTGTATGCCTGGAATTCATTTTTTATAGGTCTGTCGCCTTTTTGAGGAATGAATTCATCAAAAATTACATCATAAAACCTTGTAAAATCTATACCTGTTTTATTTTGAAAAGTAGACAATGAAACACCTACTATAAAAGGTTTATCGTTTTGCAAGTCCTCATCTGTCAGATACGCTTTGCCGTATCCTTTTTTGTCGTTATATTTTAAGCGAATATCTTTTCCAAACCAGTCTGGTTTTACAAAGTCGCCAATTGTAGAAAAGCTGTTCTCAAGTGCAACGTTTGTTCTCCTCACATATAAGATAGGATAGTTTCTATCATTCCAGATATCACATATCAAGTGCGATTTTCCAATACCTCTACCACCTATTATGTCAATATACCTTTGTCCCACGTCACATATATATTTATAATTTAAATACCCGTTTTCTTTATATAAACTCATATTATCACCTCTTTAACTTAAAAGAGGGAAGTCGTTTTGACTTCCCTTCCTGCCTTATACAAGCTCAAAATTCATGTACGTCCTGCCCGCCTTACTTTGTGAACGTGTTAACTTAAACTGTAAATTGTACGTCTCCATAAAATCATAGGCGCTTTCTGCTGTCTTGATCACAGTTGGACTTGACGTTGCAATTGTTACAACTTCGCCCGTCTCAATGCTTGTATGATAAAAAACAGCAACATCCTTATCATCATCTGTCGCATAGCGCACATAATCAGTTACGTTTACAATGGTATCATCTGGCAAATTCTTCATTAGCAGATGATTGTCATTTACCATCTTAAACATTTCTTTCTTGTCAAACTCTCTTGATTGTCTTTCAATTCTCATTTTCGTTATCCTCTTTTCTTTTATTTAAGGTTATTATCCTTTACAAGTATATAATAACTTATTTACAAAAGTTTAGCAAATAAAACGTTATTTATTCGGCTATTTTATCAATAATATTATAATTTTTAATTTGGTCATCTGACAACCCTATTTCATAATCTCGTGCTATCATACAACTATAACCTGTATACTCGGTTATTGCTTCTTTACCTTGATAATCAGTGACTTTTACTTTTGTAATAGTATCACTGTCATTGTACCAAATCTGGAAACCACCACTATTTTTTATTTTGAACCCCTCTCTAAAGTTATCAAGGTTTTTAATTACTTCTACACCCCTTGCCTTTTTAACTCCTGATATAGTACAACCAAAATACGTTTTATCTTTTGTTTCTTTATACGCGTTAAAACAATACTTCTTTGCACCTAAAGTTTTAAAATCTTTGTATTCTGGTTCATACCTATTTTCAGATTTTATATCGCTTTCACAGTCAAAATATCCGATATAATATTTTTTGCCGTCAATGTCAACAAAAGTATTAGTTTCTTCGCACAGCTCATATATCCAATTATTTAATTCTGTCAATTTCTCAAAATTAAAGTTAGTTGCTTTACAACTGTCTGTGTCACAGTAAATATAGCTACTCTCTGCACATGCTAAAATCCTACGTAAATGCTTTCTTGCGTGCGCTGTTGTATATACCCCCCACACATACGGCAAAACACTTTTTTCGCTTTGCTCTTCAATGCTCTTTTCATCTGGAATTTTAAAACCGATTGCATCAACTTTTTCTTTATACTCTTTATCGTTTTCATATCTGCCGCGAGAAAATTCTTGCCATACGTTTTCTAAATACAACATAATAGGGTGAATAGGGTCAGTTGCCGCCATGCCAAAAATGCCGTTTAATTTATTTTTGGCTTTCATTAAGTCATACTCTGCTTCTTCCCTCTCTTTACTATTTGGGGCTGTATGCTTTACAGCGATTTTAAGTTTTGTTTTCGCCGTGAAATACTCCATGATAACACTTCTCACATCATCCGGAATATATCCATAACGTGCGGTATAGAGCGTATCTTCTATAATTTCAATGGTATCAAAATCATAGCACTCCTCAATAATAGAATAGTCTATATCTGTCACTGTCGTTTCAAGCTCTGCCGCTTTCCACACTCTGCCGTTGTCGGGGTCGACACCTTGCAAATTACGGCATTTGCTTATAGATAGATATGGATTGTATTGATCTTCTTTAAGTCTTACATTTGTAATCTTTATTTGTGCGATCCATGCAAGCTCTTTACTTTTTATGTATTTTAAACATTTTGATGTTACGGGCATTTTTTCAAATGCTGTCAACGGAAACTTCATTAAAAGAAGCATGGCCGGGTACATGCTACTTGCATCAAAACTATAAACGTCATGATATATTTTCGCGCACTTTATCATGTTCGCGTGAGTATCGCCACCGCGAAAAGCCTCTTTTAAAAGCTCATATGTTTTGTCTGTTAAAGCTAACTTTTTCTTTAACAGCCTGGTGGTAGTGCCTTTTCGTATAGCTCTTTTCATATCACGTCTCACATAAGATGTACTTGTTAGAGGCACTGTTGCAATTCTATCACCATCTTTTGTAAGCATGTATGTTAGTGCTTCCCAAAGTCCTAAAGTATCATTGATTATATATCCCCACTCTATAGGATTGATATAACTTTCGTTGTGTCTGATAAGAGAGTAATCCAAGTCCCCTTTTGCTTTTATGTGTCGGCATCCCGCCATTTTTTTTGTGAAGTTATCAAGCGACATGTTTGTGAGCTTATAACTGCACCTCAGTTCTATACCACGTTTCTTTAAGCGCCATACAAGCGGTTTACGTTTACCAGTCGCGAACACTTCGCTATAATCGTTTAAATAGCCAATCATAAAAGAAAATTCAAAAGGCAGATTGTGAACGTAAATCACAAAATACCGTGACTCACTTGTTTTATAGTAAGCTTGTATTTTATCAAGCAAATCAACAAAGTCTTTCCAGTATCTGCCTTGCACTTCTTCGCCATCAATGCAAGCCGACCACACATACATAAAAGCATCAATAGGCTTTGTCACTTCTTCACCTTGATCATCTTTTTCAATCCGTGTTCGTGATGTTGTTTCAATGTCAAAAGTTCCAAATTGATCAATATAATAGGGACTATCTTTCTTTTTGCCTAAAGGCTTGTGCAGAGTAAAGCCATGTGACGGTACATAGTCCGTCACTGACTTTACTTCTATATCATCATATTTGTTTGACCTATTTAAACATTTGACTATCATAATTTATAACTCCTGTTTTATAGACTTTGGTTTTGGCTTCGCTCGATTGCTCTTGTATAGTTTGTTTGCTGCTTTAAACTCACACGCTTTATCTTTCCATGATAAAGAACTATTTTGTATAATCGCAACTCTGAACTCTGCTTGGTCTTTTAAATTTGGGTATAATTCCTCGGATGCTTTAAAAAGTTCTTGTAAGCCCTCTCTATTGTTTGTATTTATTGCCTCTGTTAACAGTGTAACAATTTGATCGCTTGAAAGCTTTGCATACTTTTTATCTGATAGATAGTGCAACGTGTTAAAAAGTTTATCACGGATATTTTTGGAAAGATTGGAAATATCAACCCCGTAACGTTCTTTAAATGTTGCTACTCTTTTATCTTCTACTTCGATGCTACCACGTGCTGTTGAAGCCTTTGCTTCGAGATAGTGCAATAGCTTGTTTTCTAACGCTCTCAATTCGCGAATCGAAAAATCTTTGTAAACTGCTTTTCCGGTTGAAACATAAGAAGCGTTATAAGAAACGTGCTTATTAAAGTAGTCAACAGCATCTTGATATCTGAAAAGGGCTGTTCTATCCTCTGTGATTCTGCCTTTTGATATTGCTGCTGTTAGTGTTTTGGCTCGCTTGTTTGCAACGTTGGCAAGTTTGCCGACACGGGCGATATACTCCGCTTTACTGGAAGTGGACTCAATAGAATCGTAGTGCCAACGCGTGAAATATTTTGCCTGGATTTCTGTTTGTTTCATAACTCGATACCTCTCTTTGCTAATTCTTCTTTTACAATGTCATATTTATAGTTGTGTGGTGTAATTTCTCTGAAAATGTTGCCAATTTCCTTTTCAGTGTAGCCGTGATTTTTCAAGACTAAAACAATATAGTG